TTTTGCTTGGGATCACTCCCTTTCCGAAGGGTATAAATGGCACTGGGTAATGGATGACAATATCGAATCTTTTGAAAGGTTAAACAAGAATCTGAAGGTGAAATGTACCAGTGGAACGATATTTTATGTGTGTGAACAATATGTACTCCGATATACGAATATTGGACAGGCAGGGTTGAACTACACTATTTTCTGTCCTTCTTCTGATTCTAGACCTGCTGTGAAATTTAACACAAGAATTTACAGTTGCCTTCTTATCAGAAACGATATTCCGTTTCGATGGAGGGGAAGATATAATGAAGATACAGACTTATCCCTAAGAATTATGAAAAGTGGTATGTGCACTGTACAGTTTAATGCTTTTTTACAATCGAAAAGAGCAACGCAATCTTTGCGTGGAGGAAACAGTGAAGAGTTTTACGACAAAGAAGGAACCAAAAACAAAAGTCAGATGTTAGTGGATATGCATCCAGATGTATCAAAAATGTGCTACAAGTGGAATAGATGGCATCACTATGTAAACTATAAATCGTTTGAAGTGAATAAACCCAAATTGAGAGAAGATATACATATACAAGAAGAAACGAATGAATATGGGATGATATTGCAAGAGAAGGAACTTTACGATGGAAGATGATGGGAATAGAATGTGTACAGTTTGCAATGGTCCCTTTGATATTGATGGAGAGGGCGGTATAGACGGATATATAGGAATTTTATCAGTAGAGTTCTGCCCTACTTGTTATGCAGGAATTGTGGATATGGTAGAACAACTACATGGATTAGATGATGACGAGTAAAGAATGGATAACGCCAGATATATTTTTTAAAAGGTGTTCGGTAGCGTTTGGTAAGTTTGATTTAGACGTTGCTTCAGATGAGAATAATGCAAAATGTGATCTGTACCTGACAGAGAAAGAGAACGCTTTATCGATCAACTGGTCTAAATACCTATCTGATAGAGAAATATATACTAAACATATCTGGTGTAACCCTCCTTACCATAAATTACTTTCTTGGGTATGGAAATCTATAGAGGAAGCAGAAAGAGGTTGCACTGTAGTGATGTTATTACCTTGGGGTAGATGGGCAAAGTGGCACGAATTGATAGTCAGACACGCAGAAATGGTGAGGGTAGTGGGAAGGATACAGTTTGAACTAGATGGCAAAACTCCAAGTAATGCTCCCTCTTGCAATATATTAGCAATAATGAGACCTACGATAGAAGGATTCCGCTTTCCTACAGGGTTTACTAATTCGGAGATAGATGCAAAATGAGTAATTATCTAGTAACAGGAGCATTTGGGTTTATTGGTTCACACTTTGTAAATAAAATGTTAAAGGAAAACCATAAAGTTATTGGAATTGACTCCATGTCCACAGATTCTGATTTCTCTCTCAAACAGGAACGTCTTCACTTTCTGAACAATGCTGTCAAATACATAGATAACAGTAATAAAAATCCCAGAGATTTTATGTTTATGGGGTTGGATTTGTCGGAAACCAGCTCCATAGACAAATTGGGACAGTTAAACGAGAAAATGAAGGTAGATGCAGTCATTCATTTGGCAGGAAGTGCAGGAGTGAGGCGTTCCAACGAGGAACCAGCAAGGTATATACAGAATAATGTGATGTCTACGGTGAATTGTTTAGAATTTTGCCGAAAATTTTCGATCCCTAAATTGGTATTAGCCTCCACTTCGAGTATATATAGCGGTGCGAAGATGATTCCCTTCATGGAACACGACCAGATAGGCAATATGTTGTCAGTATATGCCGAATCAAAGAAGATGGCAGAAGATGTTTGTTCTACTTATCACCGATTTCATGGGATTGATGTCTCTATATTGCGTTTCTTCACTGTCTATGGTGAAAAAGGCAGACCTGATATGAGTGTAAGTAAGTTTATTGAGTGTATCAGTAACAATAAAGAACTAATAATGTACGGAGATGGATCGCAATCCAGAGATTATACCCATGTTCAGGACATATGTGAAGGAATACAGAAAGCATTAATCCCTGTTGGTTGCGAAATATTTAATTTAGGCAGAGATGAGCCTGTCAGTGTCAAAGAAATTATTACAAAGCTGGAAGAAATAATAGGAAAGAAAGCAATTATACGTTCCGAACCTAGACATTCTTCCGATATAGACTGCACCAATGCCGATATATCAAAGGCGAAACGTATCTTAGAGTGGGAACCAAAGATATCTATTGATACTGGATTAAGAAGAGTATGGGAATATTATGGAAGATAGGTTCGATAAACTGCTTGACGAGATGAAAAGGATCAACAGAGAGAAAAGACACGACTACGCTAATAAAAAAGATGTCTTCGCTAACTTCAGAATATGCGAGTTGGGAGGTATTCCAGCTTGGAAAGGCTGTTTAGTACGTTTATCCGACAAGTTTAGTCGGTTAATGCAATTTATGAAAGCAGAGAAACTGAAAGTGAAAGATGAAAAGATAGAAGATACCCTCCTTGATCTAGCCAATTATGCCTTAATTACCCTTATTCTGTACCAAGAAAGTAAAGACCGACCAAAATAGTCGCATTTCATTATTTATATTAATTGCATTATTTTTAATTTTGTGGTATAATAGGAGTTCGATGGCGAAAGTTTAACGAAAATTGAGGTAAAATGTGGCAAAATTAAACAAAAAGACAGGGTTAGAACCGAGAGAACAACGATTTGTAGAGTTTTATTTAGAGAATGGTGGAAATGCCACAGACGCTGCTAAGAAAGCAGGATATTCTGATTCCTATTCCAGAAATGCTTCTAAGAATATATTAGGGAAACCTCGTATTAAAACTTATCTAGAAAAATTCTTTTCCAAGCAAGGTATATCAGAACGTATGCACAGAGCATATATGCGTTTAGACCAAGCATTAGATGCAACTAGGCCTATGAAATTCGGTACTGGTGCAGGAATGACTGTCGAACACGTGGAAGATTGGCCTTCTAGATTAGATGCCATTAATAAAATATTAAAAATTAAAGGGGATTTCTCTCCAGAGCAACACGAACACGTTTTCCAAAGTATGTTTGAAGGGAAAAGTGAAGATGAAAAACAACAGATATTAGACGAAGCAGATCAAATACTGCGTGATGCTCAAGATAACGCTGAATGGGAAGACGAATAGTTAGTGGCTATCACTACAGTTGTTGAGGCAACGAAAGCGAAACTCGCTGCCGCTAGAGATGGAGCGTTAAAGTCTATTGACCCAAATATAAATGACAATGCGTTTCTAAACTTTTTAGCATTGGTAAAAACGAAAGACGAGAAAGACGAAGGAAAAGTTAAGTTGTTTCCTCGAAAGAAGTATATCAAGGATTTGGCACATCTATTTCAACATGAAAAGTTGTTACTGATTCCAAAAAGTAGACAGATGACTATTAGTTGGTTAGCTGTTGCGTATTGTGTATGGAGAGCATATACAAGACCAAATCAATTAATACTCTGGCAATCCAAGAACTTTGACGATGCTGCAGCGATGGTGTTTGATAGAGACGATCCACAAGTTGCAAGAGCCTCTTTTGTATGTTGGCATTTACCAGAGTATATATTTGATCGCCCAAAACCTTCTCAAGGAAACCTTTTATGGAATAACGGTTCCATAGTGAAAGCGATTAAACAGGGAGCAGACGTAATTCGTTCCAGAGCTGCTTCGGTTATCATCTCTGATGAGATGGGCTTTCAAGAAGAAGCTGCTAATGCGTATATGGCTGCCAAACCAGCTATCACAGGTGGGGGACAGTTCATAGGTATCAGTTCAGCAAACGCAGGATTCTTTTGGGATTTAGTAGAGGATGTCGCATGATTACAGTGGATTCAACAGTTATTAAATTAACAGTGGAAGGTGGAAGTCTTTCCGATTGGAATGGGGCTAATGGTATTGTTGCAGCAACGGAACATAACGGAAAATGGTTATTGGTAAATAGTAAGGGTTTAATATTTTCTGTGGATTTGGAAGAATTGTCACCATCTCCAAAAGAAATAACAGTAGAACCAGTAGTAATAGAAGTAAAGCCAGAAGAAAGTAACTATATAGAAAAGACAATAGAGAGACAAAAACCTCCTAAACTGCCAAAGCAAAGAAAACGATATGCCACAACAAAACCAAGGTCTGACAGTAGCCAAGAATAAAAATGGTTTCACTATAGCGAGAGTGCATTATTCAGCCGATCCTGAAAAAGCTACACAGGAATGGATAGCAAAAGAAAAGAAGGGGATGCCAGATTGGGCTTGGCGTAAAGAATTTGAAATGGACCCATACGCTGCTAGTGGTAAACCTGTATTTCCTGAACTACCTCGTTGGACAGAATATATTCATAAACCATTACATCATGTAGTCAAAGATGGAATTATTCCTTCTTGGTGGCCTCGATACGCAGGTTTTGATTGGGGTGGTTCTAACCCCAGTGCGTTTGAGTTAGCAACAATATCTCCCACTGGAACAATTATATTTTATTGGGAATATTATAGGGCAAAACAAAAGCCACAAGAGATTAATGCTGCTATTCAAGCACATCCTGATTGGGAAGATTTAGTATTTGTAGCACATGATCCTTCCATGAGAACTATGTTACAGTGGGGTGGTGGTGTTGGTAAAGGTGATAGAGAACAAATAAAAACGCTTGGTGATATGTTTACTGAGTTTGGTTGGCCTTTAGTACCTGGTCGTGCTGGTGATGATGTA